TGATTCTGCCATCCGCAGCGATGTCCAAAAGCTTTCCCTTCAGATCCTGAAGTTTGTTGACTTGCAGACTTCTGATCAGCTTTACCGTTACCCGGTCAAGATCGACAACCTCTGTGGAGATCGAATGCCGGCACCCGATTGGGCACTCATGCAGGCAGTAATAATTCAGAAGCTGAGGCGCATTGTACTGATCAGCCATGAGAACAGCCAGATCTACCGGCAGATGCTTATGCAGCCCCAGCTCGGCATTCTTGACAACATCCTCGCTGACATTCAGTTGCTCCGCCGCCCCGGATCTGCTGGACAGCCTGTCATCCCATTTTGCAGCTTCTATTCGGGCTTCGTACCAGACATTTCCAGCCGCTTTTGTGGCTCCTCGTCCCATTTTTTTCCACCTTCTTTTTCGGTATAATTAGGTCATAACCAAGAGCAAGTTAAAATACCTCTTGATTACTTTTTAGTACCGCTTGGTACTTTTTAGGTGTGAAAAAAGCATAGCTCCGCCCACCCGGGATCAGTCGCTATACTTAAACACTTCATCAGGGTCTCTACCAATCGGCAATTTCCCCGCATACAGATAATCGTTCAGCTGTCCATTGGTCAGTCCCAGAATCTCTGCAAGTCTCAGCTTTTCTTCATCTGTCCATCTGACCTGACCGCATTCCTTTTTGCGGTAGGATTCAACAGAAATGCCAAGCATATCAGCCACGTGCTTCTTTCTGTACTGCAGCCGCTCTCGGGCACCCCTGATTTCATTCACCTCACCCGGATTCATTCGTCCACCTCCCCGTGAGTCTAGTATTTGTGTACCGTACGATTATACTATAATACCAATCGGTATTTGTCAAGTATATTTTATCCGTTTTTGGTAATTTTATTTGCTTAATCGGCAAAAATGTTGTAAGATAGGCTAAAACATACCAACGAAAGGAAGTATTCACCATGGAGAACACCGAACCCATCGTCAACGAAAATATCACCGCAGAACCTGTCCCAGAGACCGTTCAGGAAGACGAATCCAGAAAGAAGCCGAACTATTTCCCTGCTTTTACTGAGACATTCAACACCCTCGTGCGCCGCAGCGGCAAGAACCTTCAGCAGATCGCAGAAGAAACCGGCATCCGTGGTCCTACGCTGTCCCGCTATAAGACCGGTGCCCGCAACTACCCCAGCACAGAAGAAGCTGCCAAGCTGGCGGTATACTTCAATGTTTCTATCGACTATCTTCTGGGAGTAAACCATGCTGGGGAAACCGTCAACAAAATGCTTTGCTCCCCTGAGGCAATGGAAATCGCTGCCTGTTTCGACTTCGCATCCGAGGATGACAAGATCGTTACCCGGGCGGTTCTCCGCAAGTACAAGGAGCTGATGAGATCAAAATGAAGCCGTTCAATGATCCTTTGCACATAGCCAGTAACATCCGGCTTGAGGATTCTGGCTGCAAGATATCTTCCATCTCCATTATTCCCGGCAGACAGTTTCTCGCTGTGGTAAATCAACCCTGCGATATCTCTGCTGTAAAAGCTGAGCTGGAAACATGGGACTACGATATAGTAAGCGCAATCTGCGAGAAGTACAGCTACGCAATAAAAGGTCAGGCATTTTCTCTGTTTGATCTTCTGGTGCATCATGGCCTTGTTTCTTTTTCTGACAGGCAGGAAGTTGAAGCCCTGTGTGACGAAACCATCCGTACCAAGTGGTGCATTCAAAATGACTGTGTTCCAAACCAGCCGTCTGGCTCTATCTCTGGCTTTCTGAAGCAATACGCCAGCGATGCTGGTTTGGACTACGACCAGTTGCTTGAGTGTTTCTTTACAATGGAACTTCTGGATGGAGTCATTTTGGCTGAAAAGGATGGCGGTGTGGATATTTGCCTAACATCGAAGAACGCCGCCCCAGTGTCCCTCCTAAGCCTGAGATACAAAGATGGTGAGCCTGTATCTACGTTCACTCCTGAGATGATTCTGTTCCTGTTTGACCTGGCAGGCAAGCCAAGGACAGAAGCTGCAGTCTTTATGGATTGCTATGGTACATACTCGATCCCAGAACACGGCAGACCGGCAATCTTCTGGAACCCGCACGTCCACTACAACATGGATCTAGACAGGTTGCTGGATGACTGTGCTGCATTTGAAAAAGCGGTGGCATCTCTGATTGCCTGCCTGAGAAGCTAATATATATATCTTCTTATAGATTTATCTATAAGAAGTGGTTACGGTTAGGTTACGGTTACGGTTAGACGAGGATTTCCAAAATTTTTCCAGCGGATCGTCCGTGTGACAACCCACGGACAGTCACATTTGGAGGCAAAATGGCTTATTTGAAAGACTTCACAGCCCGGAAGGTGGCAATCTATATCCGGGTTTCTACAATCTGGCAGGTTGATAAAGAGTCCCTGTCTGTGCAGCGGCGGGAGCTGACTGCCTATGCGCAAATGATTCTGGGTATCAACGATGTGGTCGTTTTCGAGGATGCCGGTTATTCTGCCAAGAACACAGATCGCCCGGATTATCAGCAGATGATGTCCAGGCTGCGTATGGGCGAATTCTCTCACCTTCTGGTCTGGAAGATCGACCGTATCAGCAGAAACCTTCTGGACTTCGCTGAGATGTATCAGGAGCTGAAGGAGCTGGGTGTCACCTTCGTATCAAAAAACGAGCAATTCGACACCAGTTCTGCTATTGGCGAAGCCATGCTGAAGATCATCCTGGTCTTTGCCGAGCTGGAACGGAACATGACCTCCGAGCGTGTTACCGCAGTTATGCTCTCCAGAGCGGAAAACGGCCAGTGGAATGGTGGCAGAGTTCCTTATGGCTATAGCTATGATAAAACCAAAAAGCAGCTTTCCGTAGATCCTTTTCAGGCGCAGGTCGTCCAAAGAATGTATGCTGCTTATGAGCAAAACCAATCTCTTATTAAGGTCTGTTCCATGCTTAATGACGAGGGAATAGTGTCATCCTCCGGAAAGAATTGGTCTCCAGTAACCGTCAGCACAATCCTTAAAAATCCATTCTACTTAGGCATCTACGTTTACAACGTACACAGCGATGGCCGAGGTAGCAAAAAGAAGCCTGAATCTGAGTGGATCACATTCGAGGAGCATCATCCCGCTATTGTGGATAAGCGCCTGTACGACCGAGTAAACTTCCTGCTCTCCCGCAACAGGCGGGGATCTGTGGATAAACCCAAGACGTACAGCAAGGTCAATACCCACATATTCGCTGGCCTTGTGGTTTGTGGATCATGCGGAGCAAGCTTCTCCGCTACCCTTGACCGCCGTCGCGCAGACGGCTGGCGGCCATCTATCTACGGTTGCAGTCAGAGAAGACGCAGCAAAACAGTATGTCAAAACAAATGGATCAGTGACGTTACCATCGGCCCGTTCGTATTCGGATTCGTTTCAAACATCCTGCGAGCACAGAGTAAATCCATCACTGATCCCGATATACTGGGTAAAAAGTTGCTGCTTGGCAAAGCATTCGACCTTGTAGATCACATCGACTCCGAGTCCCTGCATCAGCTTTCTGATCTACTCAAATCAAACAGCAATGGCATCGAATACAGGCCAGCCACAGTGTACGCCAAATCTGAGAAATCTGACAGCCAGTATGAGGCTCTCACTGTCAGGAAGACCAAACTAGAAAATGCTCTGAAGCGGCTAAAGGCTGCCTATCTGTACGGGGACGATGCTATGTCAGAGGCAGAGTTCTTGTCTGATCGCAACCGCCTGCTTCGACAGCTTTCTGATATCGAAGCAAAACTGGCAGAAGTTCAGCAGCAGGAACCGGACGAGATGCTTGTCAGCTCCGAATTTCAGACAAAGGCCAGCTACTTCCTGATGCTTCAGAACCTGATGGGTGATAAACCGTTCGACTACGAGAAGTATATCAAGGATGCTGATCCTGAGATCCCAAAGGCATTCATCAATACAGTTGCTTACAAAATCGAAGCAACTGACGGCAGGATCACAGCCATTACATTCAAGAATGGCATAACTTACAAATTTCACTACAAATAGAAAAAGCCCGGTCTCACAACGAGACCGGGTCTTTTACATACTTATTCGTAAGGATATGAATTTGAAAACCTTGCATTTTCATACACATACCCCGATGCGTTTTTGTCAGGATGGGGCATCCTTACGTTTTACTCCGACCATGGCGTTTCAAAAAGTGCGGGATTTACCGAGTTTTGCGGCAATTACGAACATTTCATTTCTCATTTTCCGTCCCGCTTGCAATAAACATCGCATCGCCGAA